CTAGTCTTGTTTTGCAATAGTCTCTGAGGATTCTTCCGTTGATTCACATTCCTCAGGTTTATTAATATCCTGCATACCATCAAACCACATTACGGACTCCTCCTTTTCCTTATATTATTATACTATAATTATACTACAATCTGTATTATATGTCAACACTATTCTCAACATTCATTACCTAACATACATGACGTATGTGATTTTTTATATTTTAGCCTTTGGAGTTGCATTTGAAACTTTGTCTATAGCCTTTTTATATTTATCATTTGCTTTTGCTATTTTATCTTCTGTATCATTCGCCCTTTGTGACCATTTTTGATACAAATTGATTATATTAGTAAAATAAGATTCGTTTTTACAAATATTTTGATATGAAATTCTAAAATACAAAAATTTTACTACGCTCAAATAGCTCTGATGTAATGATTGATATACCACATCGTCATCAGCCACGCCCTGAACAAATGTCATTGAAAACGCTTCTAATTTGTTTAAAAAATCATTAATTTTTCCTTTGTAGTACCCTTTTATAAAAGTTGCGTTAATGTTGCACTCTTTATTTGCTTCATCATCAGAAATAAGAGCAAATAATGGATTCATTTCAATTATACTGTTCATATGAAATAGATATATATTATTCAGAATGTTTTCTTTCATTCCATCTTTTATAAAGAATTCTTCAAGCGTTGCCCAGTCTTCTTCAAATAGCTTCTGAGATTCATCCTTGCTGAATTCTAAGTTTGGATTTCTTGCAATTTTATCAGATGTTATAATATCATAAATGTTTTCATGAGCCCTTAAAACTTCAATTATTTCATTAATTTCCTTTATTAGTTCCTGATAATAATTGGCAAGTTCAATGGCTTTCTCAATTTTATTCTTTTTCTTGTTATATCTATATGAAATAATTGATATAAATAACGCAACTAAACTTATTATTATTGGTACGCTTTTGATTATGTAATCCATATAATCTATTTTATCCCCATTCACATTTTTTTATCTCCGTTGTTTTTTACATTATATCACATTATTATATATAAATCAACAGTTATTTTAAAACAAAAACAGCCGACAAGGAATAATCCCTGTCGGCTGTCTTACTACCTACTTAATCTTTATTTTCTGCCCTGCATAAATAATGTTCGGGTTCTTGATACCATTGTTCTTGACAAGCTTCGCAACAGTGGTCTTGTAGCGCCGTGCGATGCCCGAGAGCGTGTCTCCACGCTTTACAGTGTACGTTACTGTCTTCTTGGCATGGCTTGCAGACGGCTTTGTGGTCGAACTGATGGTCTTCTTGAAGCCGTTCAGCCCTGCCGCCTTGATTTTCGCAGGATAGTCCACATAGCAGATATCCATGTCAACATTGCCGCTGATACCGCTGACCTTGCCACTGCTGGTGTACTGCCACATACCATAAGTGCCGCCGTAGTTGCAGCGTGAGCCATACTCAGCGACCCAAAGAGCATATCTCTTAGCGACGTAGGCAGATATGTACTGCTGTAAAGGCGAACGGCTGATATACAGTCCTGCCCAGTAGCCTGCATGTTCAAGTGCATTGCAGAAAGTCTTGACAAGGCTGTTGCAAAATGCTCTGCCCTTTGCGAACTGTGAACGCTCCTCGAGGTCAAAGTATATCGGATACTCAAACGTCTTGCCCTTGATAGCGTTGATACAGGTCTGAGCCTCAGCCTTTGCGTCCTCGACACTCGCCGCATAGCTATACCAGTAAGCACCGACTTTCAACCCTGCCGCCTTTGCCGCCTTGTAGTTTTTCTCAAAATATGGGTCTTTCTGATTAGCGTACTTGCCGAAGCCTGCACGAATGATAACGAAATCGACCCCCGAAGCCTTGACCTTCTTGAAGTCAACGCTCTGCTGATACTGTGAAACGTCAATGCCCTTAAATGTCTTTGCCATAAAAATTACTTCCTTTCTAAATCATCAATCCTGTGATTAGCCACCTTGATTTTCTCGTCGATCAAAGCATAGTCCTGCTCCAGCTTGTAAGTCCGTGCAATAACGGAATTGTGCTTGTCCACACGCTCAGACAGCTTGTCTATCTTGTACTCGATAAGCTTTTGGCTATCATACTGCGCCTGTTGCATAGTTTTACGGCTGTTAGATGCTATGACAAGCTGACACACTACCGCCGAAGCAGCTGTTATCAGTGCAACGATAATTGCTTCCGTCACTCGTCATCACCTGACTTTCTTTTGGCTGACTGCGTGCCAAAGTAGAACGATATCACCACAGTAAAAACTGTGATGAACTGCTCTGCTGAAATCGTGCGGCGCAGTGCCAGCACGCAAAACACCGCTGTCAAGAACAGCGTTACAATGGACTTTACGTCAATGAGCTTTGATAACTTCTGCTTCATGGTATACCTCCTTTGTGATTTCTTTGAACTGCTCCGAACTAATAACGCCTGCCTTGACAAAATCTTTGACCTTTGCCAGCGAATACACGCCCAGATCATAGAAACGTTTAATAATGCTGTAATACATCACTCGCCCTCCTCACCTATCAGCGTGCCTGTCATAGCAGCTGTGTATAGCACTTGTGCCATTATTTTGTCCTGCTCGGTCACTGTAGGTTTTTCAAAATCTTCTTGGGTCAACCCCAGCTTGTCAGCCATTTTCTTTTGTAAATCCGTCATGTTGTACCTCCTATCTCTGACAGTTTAACGATGTATTCCTCTTCGCTTGGCACTGGTATTCGATAGCTGTCATTGCTGTTTTTGAACGTCACCGAACCGCCTGATTCGACTTCGATGTTCCGCAGAAAATCATCGTCAATCAGGGTTGAAATGTCGGTGACGATTGGTGTTTCTAGTTCGTAGTATAGGATAACACCCTGCATAGCCTGTTTGAATGCGGTGGCATCGGTGTAGGCGGTGTCGTTTACATAGACATATCCGTCAATAGTCGCATTGGTTGCTATGCCCACAGGTGCTGCGTCACTCCATACCTCATTTTGCGATTTTGCTAAATATTTTGAACATAATATATTCGATGCAATAGCAGAATTATACGACAATTTCTGTCCACAAATTTTCCGTGACGATGCTATGAAAACTGTCTGGGAGCTAATTCCACCACCAGCAGTCCAATTAAGCGTCCCCAAATCAACGCTTTGTACGCACTGAACGTATCGTTTGTTCTCATAATCAACGTAATTCTTAGCCGTTCCTGCCGACCAGCCGTAGCCAGGCAGATTGCGGATTGCTTCGGGGATTTGGTAGGCGGTCTGGTGGTAGGGAATAAATGAATCAGTTGCGTTTTGTGTTATCTGCATTTTAAATGCGTATCCGCCTTTGAAATCAGACCAGTTAAATGCTATAGCTGAAATATCTTTTTTCACAACATAGGTTGTTGTTGATTTCAGCAGACTGTTTCCGTCAGTGATGAAGGCTATATCACTTGAATCACCGTCAGAAAATAGTGCACGAATTCGTCCATTGGTTGCCATATTTCCTTTTGACACAGGGGTAAATGTCATACTATACCCCTGTGGAATTTTTAACGCAACACCAGTTCCAAACATTGCTTGACCGCCCGAAAAGACATCTATGATATTATCTTTTACCGTAATAAATTCAGGATACGCTGCTGAAAAAATTGTCGGGTCACACAGGTTTGCTCCCTGCTCCACAATCTCTTCCGTGCCAGCGCTAATAATCTCACCTGCATTATACGGATAATAATCGGCAGGGAATATTTTCTCAAATTCTTCTACGCTTGCAGGCTCGTTCCCCGAGCCGAACATGGCGGTTAGGTCAAAAATCTGACGATTGCTAAACGTCACTTTGACGCTATTGCCTATTAAAAATGCGTCAAATGTACCACCTATATCGCTATCGCCATATGGGCTAGTAATCCATGACAACGTACTTTTTCCAGCATTCACAGCTTTACTTGTCTGGTTGTTTTTGGTGTATATCACTTCACGGAAATACATATAGACAGTAGTGCCTTGCTCAGCCTCGCAATCTATTCTGCACAGATATTTATGGGCAGAGTACACTGGCTTGCAATTGCATTCCGTGCCTTGATATGTGAACGTCGAACACATCTGATTCCACACAAAACTCCTGCCACCCACAGACTTCACACTCATCAGCTTTGCCCCTGTAGGCACTGTCTTAGCATATGCTGTATCACTGTCCGTTTCAAACTGGTGCGTGATACCCTGACCGATGGAATACAGTGCATTCACCCTGCGTTGCAGCTCTTTGTCCGTTAGCTTCACATTAGCTATTTCAGCAGTATTCTCGGCTATCTTACCGACAGCGGTAGTATAGTCCTCAGGCAAACTGTCAGCTATGGATTGTGCCGTCTGAGCAGCAGTTTCAGCGGCAGTTTTGTCCTCTGCGACCTTAGCGGCGTTTTCTGCCACTGTCGCCTTATCGGTTGTGACCTGCGTTGCCATTTCCTGCACCGCCTGTCTGTCTGCCGCAGTGCTGTCAGCCGCCGTCTTTGCAGTTTTAGCATAGCCTGCCGTTATGTTCTTGTCGGCTGTGGTCTGCTGTGCTGATGTTGCCGCCTGCGCTGCGGATATCTTGGCGGTGTTCTGTGCAGTGACCGCCTCAGCACGTGCAGTTTCTGCACCCTGCCTTGCAGCGTCTGCCTGCGTTGCGGACGTTTCAGCCGCTGTTTTTGCGGTCTCAGCACGTTCAGCCGCCTGTGTTGCCGTATCAGCTGATTTCTCTGCGGCCGTGGCAGATTTAGCGGCGTTATTTGCCATTGTTGTCGCCGTTTCTGCGGCGGTGACGGCTGTCTGCATATCTGCGTGCGCCTGTCTGCCTATGGCGTCTATGCGGTCTAGTGCGTCCACCGCCACATCAGGTGACGGGATAGCTGTATCACCGATAGCTGCACCTATTCGCAGTCGGAATATGCGTGATTTTTTTACTAGGATATATTCCTGCCCTGACAGTTTTTTTGCACATATCTGACACGATATTGTCTGCGCTGAACGCAGTATATCTGCCGTAGGTGTCCACTGTCCGCCTGTGATATCGACCTCATAGGCAGTGCCGTCACCGTAGTCGATAGTCAGCACATAGCGGTCTGCGCCGTCTACCTCCATGCCCTTGACAGACACGGGACGGGCATTAGTTTCACCAACATAGCCCAAAAGGGCTGTGTTCAGTGTTACATCGTAATCTGTGTTTAGCGTTATCGTCATTTAATCACCCCTCTTTACTCTATTGCAATGTAGTCAACATAGTATGTTCCTGTTGGCACGTTTTCCACTGTTGACCCATTAGTAGCTCCCATGCAAACGTTCAGATAGTACGACTTTCCCGACCCATTAACGTGAGTACAGAACGTCTTGTATGGTGTTGGTGTGTCTGTCTGCCGTAGCGTTGCTATGACCTGCTTAGGCGCAAAGGTCAGTTCAAGCGGTATCCGCATAAGCGCATTTGCTCCCGTCATCTTGTGTTCCACAGTGCCATAGTGTATCTTGCCGGCTCGGCTCAGTATCTCATCGATTTCCTCGCCTGCGTGTTGCATAGGATAGTCATTTTCAGTGATATCCTGCGCCAATGTGAAATTTTCATCAGCCATTATCTCGCCCCCTTAAAGCTGTTCTTCTACCGACAAACCTACCGCCGAAATATCAGCACTCAGTCCGCCGTCAAAGGTAAATCCTAAATTCGTTATTGGTATATCATAGCTGTCTACGCCGTTGATGTAGGTCACCACGTCACCTATGTCGAAACGTGGATCACCAAGTCTGTGGTACAGCTCAGTGGTGTACCACGAAAATCCGCCTATCCTGCGCCACAGAGATTGTAGCAAAGACTCTGTCATGTACGGATTTTCAAACTCTAGCACACGTCCTTGTGTTGTATCTGTCACGCCAAGCGACAGCGTTACATCTTCACCGACTTTGCAGATAATGCCCACGATAACGTTTTGTCGTTCGCTAAGAGTAGGCAGGTCTATCGTATTGTTGTCCAATGTTTTCACACTCTTGCCATACCACTTTCGGACGTACTTTCCGTACCTGTCAACATACCCAAACTCGCCCTGAGCAGAAGCCAGATAGGACAACATTTGGCGCATGGTCACGTCTTTCGGTACTGAGCTGACCTTGAAGTAAAAGTATTTTGAGTACAGCACCTTGCCGTTCTTATCTATCAACCTTCTGCCGTTCTTGTCACGCAGTAGTCGCACCTCTGTGTAATCATTTCCATTCTGCAAACCAAGCTGTCTGCATATGTCGTCTTCAACGGCTTTATTCCAGTTCGGCATAGGTATGTGAGGTACATATGACTTATCCGAAAAGTACAGCCTGTCCGCCATTGTCAGCTGGACACTGCCGCCCGATTTCTTTGATTTTACGCAGGTGAAACGCCCCATTGGTATTTTTTCGTCATTTGTATCAGATGAAGTTGCGTCCTTTGTATACAAACTGAAAACATACTCATTCCCAAGATACTTAGTTCCGTCGTCAACCAGTTCCGCCGTCACACTTTGAGAACAGACAGCTCCAAGCTCTATATCATCACTCAGAGAGGTTGCTTGAATGTCCGTCTGAACGTTCTGAATGCCGTCATATGCCACAGGTGCTTCACTCTGAGCGTCCTCTATCCACATACCCCACAAGGCTTTGTAATTCTCTATCCTGCTTGTTATCTCATTGCTTGCTATGGTGTACATATGCCCTCCTAACGTTCTGCAAATGTGACAGTACAGCTCTTGTAATACTCACCACCGTCAAGTCTGACAAGCCCCTGCGGTACATAGTCGCTTGCGTTGGCGGATATAGAATAATACTTGCCATTGTGCCAAAACTCCAGTTCTGCAAAGTCGGGTCCGTCCTCGATAAGGGATTGTATCTCGGCTGAATCTGCGACAGGAAGCATTGTCCACTTGCAGGGCAATTTGTATTTGCAGAACTTTCTCGCACCCACAAACAGGCCTGTTGTGTTCACTCGTCCTGAACCTGCCGTCCATTCGTAACAGTTTACAGGGCTCCAGCTATCAGGGTCAGGATCTGTCACCCACACGCCGTTTATCTTTAGCAATGTTCCTGTCAAAATGCACTCACTCCCGTCTTACGTTTATACTGATTGTTGCTGTCCTGCATACACTTGAAAAGCACCTTGCTGTCAACTGTTCCGAAGAACACAGGGTCATAAGCTTTCAGCCAATCAAGTATAGCGTTCAGCACCCTTAACACCTCGTCAAGCTTGCCGTTATCAAGCATACCTTGCAGTTTGCTCAGAGGTGAGATCACCTCCGGGTCTGCCTTTGCGTTCCTGTTATCGCCCACCATTGCAAGGGTCGGTGCTGTCGCAAGTCCGCCTGTGGCAAGCTTTGGTATCTCAGGTATGCTTATTGTATCAAGATCAAAACCGAAGGTTTCTCCGCCTATGCCAGGCACCCAATCAGGCACATCAAAACTCAGGCTGTTAATGCCGTCGATTATCCAGTTGACCGCACTTTCAATAGCACTGGTCATTTTGTTTACTGCACCGATAATTAGGTTTATAGGTGCTTTCACAACGCTGTAAAGCGTATCCCACACGCCTTTGAAGATCTTCTTTACACCCTGCCAAGCCTTCTTCCAGCTACCTGTGAAAATGCCTTTTACGAACATTATAATGCCGTTGAGAATGGTCTTTACGCCTCCGAAAGCGTCTGAAAAGGTCTTTTTGAACCACTTGCCTATGCCCTTGAAAACGCCCTTGACAGCGTTAAGAAGCTTTGTGAAGATCTCCTTTATCTTTGCAATACCCTCAGATACGGCATTGTACAGACCTTGTATAATATATCCGCCCATTTCAGCCATGACCTTACTAGGACTGTGAATACCAAAACAGTTCTTGAAGCCATCAATAAATGGTGTAAGAACATGGTCATAAAGCCAAGTGCCTATGCCCTTGAAAGCGTCAACGATACCTGTGAAAAGCCCCTCAACGATATTACCGCCACAGTCCTGTATCTTCTCCGTAAAGTAGTCACGGATACTGAAAACAGCGTCCTTGATAAAGCCCCACAGCACCGATACCGCACCGCCAATGGCTGAGCCTATCGCCTTGAAAAGCTTTGTGACAATGCCGCTCCAATCTATTGTAGAAATGAACGTCCACAGCTTTTCGCCTATGCCCCGCCAATTTACAGTTTGCAGGAAGTTTATTGCCGTATCAAGCAGACCTTTCACGCCCTCAGAGATAGTCGTTCCTGCCTTGCCCCAATCAATCTCATCAAACCAGCCGTTCACAGAAGTGCCTATGGACGAGCCAAAGCCCGACCAATCAAAGGTGGTAACGAACGAATAAAGATAGTCGATGATAGCTTGCCATTTTGAAGCAAGGGTCTTGCCGATAAGCGACCAATCTGTTTTCTTGATACCGCCGTTCAAGAACTTTGCCGTACCCTTGCCAAAGCCTGCCCAATCGAATTTCTTCATAAAGCGGTATCCTGCGCCAAAAATTATGTTTATACCGCCGCCGAAGCTGTCACCAAGTCCTGTCCAATCAACGCCGTTAATAAAGCTGTTCAGACCGTCTGTAAGCTTATCCACAAAGCTATTCAGCTTTTTCTGAATACCGTCCCAGTTGATGTATGCGAAAGCTCCGTTGACCTTTTCAGCCACAAGAGAGCCAACTCCTGCCCAGTCCCCTGACTTTATAGCGTCTTTCATACGCTCCGCCCAATCTGGAAGCTGAACATTGTCGCCGTTTATGGCTGAGTAATCAATGCCGCCCTCTGAACTGTCTGTATCGGACTTGCTCTGATCCGGTGCAACTCTTACAACGTCAAAGTCTGCAAGGTAAGTGTCCTGAGTTTTCTTTATCTTCTCCGCTGACTTCTGAGCCTGCTTTGTCGCCTGCAAGGACTTCTGATAGGTGGTGCCGAAAAGCTCAGAGATAAACGCCGCCACAGTTTTTGTCGCCGCCGCGCCAGTCATAAGCGTATTGAGATACGGCATAACTGTGTTCATTATCGGTGTGAAAGCTATGGTGAGGTTTGCTCTTATTTCGTTTAAGGACTTGGCAAATTCTTCGTTGCCTGAAACAGCGTTTGCAACAGCGGAACGTATTCCTTTCAGCAAAACAAGCACGCCTGCCATTAAGAACACTCTTTTTGCCGCAGATTTGAGCGAATGTGTAAACTTGCTCAGCGGTTTTGAAGTGCTGTCGATAGTTGTTTTAAGCCTGCTGAATTTGGATTTAACTGCGTCAACAGCCTTCGAGCCTGCCGAACGCATTGTCCTAAAAGCTCCTCCAAGAGTTGACTTCACCGCCTTGCCTGCAAAGCTTACGGCTGAGCCGATACCGCTTTTTATCCTGCCTGCAACAGTCTTTATTTTCTGCACGGCACTTTCAGCAAAGCCTGCGATAATATCGTCCATTTTTGTTGTCTGCTCTGAAACGCTTTCAGCCGACTTCTTTGCCGTTTCCACTGCTGTCTGACTTATCTTCGCAGAACTTGATTTAGTCTTGTCCTGCATTTTCTGAACTATCTTATCCGTTAGTTCGTTGACCTCAGCTTCGACCTTTGTAGTGTCATACTCAGGGTCATAGTTCACCTGAACAGTTTTAGGCTTGATATTATCTGTCTGCCCTGCCGCTTCCTGCGCTTTTTTGCCCAGATTATCATACTCAGCCATTGCCTTTTCAACAGCCTCCTGCATACTCTTCTGAGCGATCTCCGACGCACTGCCAAAGCCCTCGTCTATGGCTTTAGCGGTCTTATCCATAGCGTTCTCAACAGCTTTCTCTGCCTGCTCTACTGGCTTTGAAAAGCCGTTCTGTATGCTTGCAGATATCTTGTCAAGCTGCTCCTGCACCTTGTTTTTTATCACAAGGTCAAGAGATATAACACCAACGCTTGC